ATTCAACACTGTGCATGACTTTATAAACCCGTCCGCCTTCATTTGGCAAATCAACGGTTCTATAAAAAGGTCTGCTTTGCCCCGTTCGGCTTCAAACCTTTTAACCTTGCTTGTATCGGGAACGACTACCGAGCCGCCGTAGGTCTGAATCTTCATGCCCGTGCTCGTACTGTTTTGGTCTGCTATCTGTAGATACCGCGCGAACGCGTAGTAGCAAATAACCTTTTCAAGTCCTGCGAAGTTAGACCCGTCCGGGATATATTGCCCCGGAACGGCCTCATACATGTTGCCAACCTGGGGCATTATATCGAGCAGGTCTGCCTCGAAGAACGCTTTTTCTATTTTGTTGTCTTTAACGTCCGTCGCTATCTCAAACAACTGGCGGAACAACGCTATTGGGTATGCCATCTTCTTCCTCAAATTTATTATTAATTTCTGTTATAGACGGGTCAACCCCGAACACTTGGTACAACTCGCGCGAAATGCGCTGGCGTATCTTTTGCAAGCTATTGCGATAGACCTTTTGCAACTCCTTTATAACCTCGCCCGAAGCATTAGAATAGGTCATCAGCGAGCTATCAATAAGGGGTAACGGAATGTTATATGCAGCTATCGCGATATCCTTTCTAAGGGGTTCCACATAAGCCTTGTAAAGCTCCCTATCTATAGGACTTCCTAACTGGTCAACCCTTATAAAAGGCTTATCCGTAGCTACGTTCTCGTCTCTTACAGTAAGAACCGAACCTGCGTTCTCGCTACCCATCATATCTGCCAGCGTATCGCGAAATTCCTGCTGCGCCTGCTCGGTCTCGAAATCACCATGCGACACAATACTACACATGTGGAATCCCCTGCCCAAAGTACGGTTAACGTATTTACCGTTCTTGTCCTCCGCGCCCATCTCGTTTCGTACCGAGTGGAACGTGCTAAGGGGATATGGGCGCGTTGTACCAAGGTTCACATATAATAGCTGCCCTTTATGGTTTTCAATACCGCCGCACTCCTCAACCTCCGATGCGAAGTTTTCCGGGTCAAAGGTCGGGTATACCGTGGAGTTCTGGGCGCTGCTCGTTGCCTTGACGTTCTGTCTGTCCCAGTTATTGAACACGCGCCACCTCTTTACGGTAGGGTCTTTCAAATAGTTGTCGTTCATCTCGGCACGGACATACTCAAACGGAACGTTGTACACGTTTCGGGGCTTGTAGCCTTCGGGTGTCAAACCATATTGGACTATCCAAGCCCAGCCCCTAAAACGTGCGACATCGTTTGCCGTAGCCTCTAAAACATCGTCCATGTTACAGCCGTTCCCGTTTGTTATCGCCGCGAAATCTTCGTTCTTGAAGCCCTCGCAAATAATGTTCTCAGTCATTTTCTCAACTGCGGCTGTAGCTGTCTTCGAGGCGTATATTAGCTCGGCTATTTCCTGCGGATATAAGTTGCCGTCTCCGTAGTTAATAATCTTATCGCCCGTATTAGCGGACAACTTAAGCGCCTTTTCGACAACAAGCGCGAAACGTCTGTAACCTATCATATTTAAACCTCCTCTTTATTGATTTCTACGAAGCATTCCGCATAAGCAGGGTTTTCACGCATGAGGCGTTCCGCGATTTTATCAGTCATGTTCGCACTCTTATACACGACACCATCGACGTAATGCACGATACGCGCCCCGGGCTTCATCGCCCACCTGTAAACTACTTTTGTCAGATACTTCGTTTCGTACCACAAAGATAAATATTCCATATCCATGTGGCAATTGGTATCAAGTTTTAGACCCGTCATTGTGTAATACGCATCTAATTTCTCTTGCAATGTTACTTCCTTTGGTTGAGTAACTTCCGGGCCAGTGCTTTCGCCCTGCCCCGTAGTATTTGTTTTTTCTTCTGCCATTTTCTTTTGATTTATTTTTCTGCTGGTGTAGACAACGCGTCATAATCTGCTCTACTCAAATAGTGAGCCGTTGTTCCTACCTGCCAATCCTCAACGCCAAACGTGTATGTTACATTCTCGCTCGCGCTTGAATCGCACGACAACTCGGTGCAAACCAACGGAGCACCCAAACCATAAACTCGTATTCTATCGCCGTGGTCTACAGCTATTACAAGCTCCGCGCGTTCCATTGTACCAACAACCCCCATCGGTGCAGAACTGCTCGCTATTGAGTAGCTTCCGGAAAACGATTTGAACGTAATCGTCACATCGTATGCCCCAGGCATAATGTCCTGCGACTTCAAACCGACCGTAACAACCAGGGAGTTGTTAACCGTGGTAACGTCATAGCCCACTGCCTTAGGTATCCGAGTTATTATAGCCATACTCCCGGACTTTACCGTAAAACTCTCTATATCCGAAGCGTTTAGAATCTTTGCCGATACGGGACGGCCCACATCTGACGGCGCTGGTGCGCCACAAGGCATCGCCAAAGTAGAGGCTATTTTTCCTATACATGCCATATTATTTTTTCCTTTCTTTTAATTAGTTAATTAACCTGCTGCCGCGTATAAGGCATCATACACTGTTTGAGCCATTGTCAAATTATCTTCCCCTATTACATTTTCCGGGGTTGCCATTGTTACTGTAGCCCAGCTTCCGTTATCATGGCTGCTTCGCTCTATAGACGTAGTGGATAGCCCGTAATAAAGACCGAATACGGATGGGGCATAAGAACCACGCGCGTAGACAATAGGATTTGTAATAATAACGAAGCTGCCATTGGTAGCCGCATCTATAAAACGAGTCGTAGGTCCGGTGTGCTTGTTTCCGGTGTACACGATAGTAGCCTGGTGCGACATAGCATTCGGGGCGCCTTCGTTAATCTTTATACTCTCGGACACAACTAAGGAGCGCTTAACGGTATCTATCTTGTAAGCTTTAGCCCCATCCACAAGGGTAAGGGCTGTCACCCCTCCGCCTTCCACCGTAAAGCTTGCTATGTCGCTCTTATTTATTATTAGGGCATTTAAGAACCCCACTGCTCCCGAATCGCAATCATAAGTGATTGCTTCCGTTAATTTTGTAATACATGCCATAATTAAACTGATTTAGAGATTATTGTGTTTGCTACCGATTCCGCGATAATTCTTGCATGGTTTCCTGCTGACCCTTCCGGGGAAGCCAAGGTAATTGTAACCATCTTGGCATTAGCGTTAGAATCAAAGTCGACCGACGAGCATTCAAGGGGTGACGAATCACCAAGCACCGTCAAATCTTCGTCGTTGAACATAACAAGAACGTAGAATTTGCCCGAAACCACGCTATTAATGAACGCGCGCGTACTGCGGAAATACTGTATTTTGAATGTTACCGACGTGTCCATACGTGCCGAAGCCTCTGTAGTTTTTAGAGAGGCTGTCGCTTGTATGTTTTGCTTATACCCCTCTACTTTGTACGACTTTGCGCCCTCTGCAAATACAGCTGACTGTATTTCCCCCGTAGGGCCATATCCAAACTTAACGTCCTCTGCGTGCATCAGATATACATCCTTGATACCTACGGACTTAATCGTGCATCCCTGCAATATGTTACCCGAAAGTTTATTTAAACAATTTTTTGCCATATTATATAAAATGAAAAAGGGGCTGGGTTAATATCCCAACCCCTTTTATTGTTAATACTAATTTTCATTAAGCAGAAGTGTGTAACCACATCTGCATCTTTTCGGGTGCTACCAGCATGGCATCAGCCGCGAACAAAGTCTGTGAGTAGTAGTTTCTGCTCTTTGCGTCCTGGATGAACGGTGCGATGTTAGTAGAGCTACCTTCCAAAGCAATCTGAATATTGTCCTTCGGTGTGAATACTACGAAAGCATCCGTCTTACCGTCAGCCAAGGCAGCGTTAGACACGTGGCGAAGTTCGTTAATCTTGTACCCCTCGAAGAAGTAAACGGGTCTGCCATCTACAATGTCACTTTGTGCAGCACTGTTATTTCTATCCTGCAAAATGTTCTTGTAAAGGCGCATAACGTTAGACGTTACGAAGAACTCCGAGGTATCGAGTGTATCGGGGCGTTGTGCGTCGATAGCTCCACGAAGTGCAGCAAGAACGCCTGCCGTGTCGAGCGTCAGAACTTTTTCGGTCCTCATGCTATCCTTAAACTGCTTGATGATACCTCCCCGTGTAAAGATACCGTAGCCCGTAGCCTCCTCCTTAACGTCTCCATCCAACCAAGCGAGGCGCAACAAGTCAGCTTCCAGCACCTTCAATACTTCGGACTGGATGAATCCCGCCAAATCGGTTGCAGAAAAATCGTCTTCGAGGTTAATACCGCGAGCTACCATCTTGCCCCACAAAGACTGCAAACAGATTTCGATGGGCAATTCAATCGGGGCGTGTGTGTAATACTTAACCTTGTCTTCTACACTATTGTAGAAGTATTCACCGCCACAACCTGCTGATTTACGCAACGCTTTGTTGGCTGCTGTAAGGGAAACAACGGGCGTGTTGTTAGCGATACCGTTAAGCACGGTAATACCGTTAGAAATCTCACCAGCCAAACCGACGGTCAAAGAGATAACTTCGTTCAAACTGTTAATGTTCAGTTTGTTAAGGTCTGTAAATGTAAATGCCATAATTTCTTAATTTTTTGTTTGTTATTTTTTGTAAAATCGCTTTGCCGCTTCGGCTACCGCGTCTCGGCTAAGGGCTGTTTCTTTCTTCCTGTCCTTTGGAATGTTTACCGGAGGGACACCGGGTTTCGCTGTTGCACGGCTAAACTGTGCCATCATAGCTTCCAGTGATGCGGTCAACTTTGCGATAGATGTTTCAAGTGC